CGGCCCTTGCTTTTTGTGGTAAGGCGGGGCATAGAAGACAGGTGTGCTGAGGGAAACGGTCACTGGTTCGCCACACCCCCTTCGGACGAGGTCGTGAACGAGGGCCGGGGGCAACCTCGGCCCTTGCCATTTGTCGATGTGCCTGTAAGCTCTACCTGTACACCACGGATCGACCTCTGCCGAAAGGCAAGCCCCCGTGGTCAGTGAGATACCCGCCGTCAGCGTGCTGTCGGTTCGAGGGCCGGGGGCAACCTCGGCCCTTGCCATTTGTCGATGTGCCTGTAGGTTGATGGCACGACCAAGTCGGGCTAGGGGTCGGGATGGCGTTGGTCCGCTGTCTCGGCCCTTTCTTTTTCTTCTTGTCTACATCTACGAGCGCACGTATAGCGAAGGTCTGCTTCCCCCAAACCGGACGCTGCACCTATGCCAGTTGTAAAGATCGAGCCTACGGCGGAGCATCCGCTCCCCTACCGTATGGAGGACGAAGAGCCTTCGACCTTCCTCGACGAACTGACAGTTGCAGCCAACACAGCGGACTTCTTGGAAGGGCTTGGAGTTCTTCCGGAAGTCGACCCGGTAACTCTGGAGAGGGAAAAGGCGTTCATGGACGCCGTGGCAAAGCAGCAACAGAAGGCCCCCCTTAAGAATTACCCCACGGCACTGGCAGCAAGCGCGTTCCTTAAGCAGTACGGACAGGCTTTGGCCGCTGACGTGGTGCAAGTCAGAGCGGCACTGACAAACAAGCTGCTGGAACTGGCGGACTGCGGGGAACCCAAGTACGAGCTGAAGGCCATCGAGCTGCTGGGTAAGCACTCGGACATCGGGCTCTTTACCGAGCGCAGCGAGATCAACATCAACTACAACTCGCCGGAAGCGTTGGAGAGCGCCATCACCGCCCGGGTTAAGCGCCTGCTCAACGCAGACATTATAGATGTCACGCCCGTGGGCCTCGACCTCGACTACGAGCTGAGCGTGTTTGACCCCAACGCTGGCGAGGAAGAGCCTGCCGAGGAAGAGAAAGAACCCGTCGAGTATGACGACGAGGACGACGAGTGAATATCTCCCTCGCGGACATCCCCAAGATTCTTCCGCTCTTGCCCCTACAAGAGCAGGAGGTGCTGCTGGCCGAGCTGGAGCGGCTTCAGGAGCTTAAGGATCGCAAGCTCAACCAGACCAAGTACATCCCGTTCGTCAAGGCCATGTGGCCGTCATTCATTGCTGGTCGGCACCACGCCAAGATGGCGGAGGCTTTTGAGCGCGTAGCAGACGGTACCTGCAAGCGGCTGATAATCAACATGCCGCCCCGGCATACCAAGAGCGAGTTCGCCAGCTACCTCCTGCCCGCGTGGTTCCTTGGGCGGTTTCCCGGGAAGAAGGTCATCCAGTGCTCGCATACCGCTGAGCTTGCCGTGGGCTTCGGTCGTAAGGTGCGGAACCTCGTAGACACCGAGACGTACCAGAAAGTGTTCCCGGACCTTGTGCTAAGTGCGGACTCCAAGGCGGCTGGCCGGTGGAACACTTCCAAGGGCGGCGACTACTTCGCCATCGGTGTCGGCGGTGCGGTGACGGGTAAGGGCGCTGACCTGCTCATTATTGACGACCCGCACTCTGAACAGGAAGCGGCACTGGCCGAATCCAACCCGGACATCTACGACAAGACCTACGAGTGGTACACCTCCGGCCCCCGTCAGCGCCTTCAGCCGGGCGGAGCCATCGTCATCGTCATGACGCGGTGGTCCAAACGTGACCTGACCGCGCAGGTAATCAAGGCCGCAGCCCAGCGAGGCGGGGAAGAGTGGGAGGTCATTGAGTTTCCGGCCCTGCTCCCCAGCGGCAACCCGCTGTGGCCTGAGTTCTGGTCTCTGAGCGAGCTTAGCGCCCTTAGGAACGAGCTGCCCAACTCCAAGTGGATGGCGCAGTACCAGCAGAACCCGACCGGCGACCAGAGTGCTATCGTCAAGCGCGAGTGGTGGCAGACTTGGGACCGGGACAAGCCGCCCAAGTGCGAGTTTGTCCTACAGGCGTGGGACACGGCCTTCGAGAAGACCCAGCGCGCGGACTACTCGGCCTGCACTACGTGGGGCGTCTTCTACCAGCCTGACGACAGCGGCGTCACGCAAGCCAATATCATACTGCTCAACGCGTTCCGGGACCGAATGGAGTTCCCGGAGCTCAAGCGGACTGTGCTCAGAGAATATAAGGAGTGGGAGCCAGACGGGCTGATCGTCGAGAAGAAAGCTTCCGGTGCGCCGCTCATTTACGAGCTTAGGTCTATGGGCGTACCCGTACAGGAGTTCACCCCTACTCGCGGCAACGACAAGATCAGCCGACTTAACGCTGTCTCGGACCTGTTTGCTTCGGGACGTGTCTGGGCTCCCGACACACGCTGGGCAGAAGAAGTCATTGATGAAGTGGCTAGCTTCCCGGGCGGCGAGCACGACGACTACGCGGACACTGTGTCCATGGCGCTCATGAGGTTTCGTAAGGGCGGCTATATTACCGCTGACCTCGACGAGCCCGACGAGGTCAGATACTTCAAGTCCAAACGAGGACAGGGATACTACTAATGGCTATCGACAAGTCGCTTAACCAAGCCCCGCTTGGTCTGGACGGGACCCTCTCCAGCGGAGCCATGCCGGGCGTTAACCTGCCTGACGACTACGCTTCGGATGTCGAAGACATCGAGGTTGAGATCGAAGACCCGGACGAGGAAGAAGACGCCGAAGAGGAAGAGGACGTCGAGGAAGAAGACGACGACTTCGCGAGCAACCTTGCGGAAGAAATGGACGACGACGTGCTGTCGGCGCTAGCCGCAGACCTGATGGAAGACTTTGACGACGACGTCGACTCCCGGAAGGATTGGATTCAAACCTACGTTGACGGCCTTGAGCTACTGGGAATGAAGGTCGAAGACCGGACGGAACCGTGGCCGGGGGCCTGCGGGGTCTACCACCCCATGATGAGCGAAGCCCTCGTCAAGTTCCAAGCCGAGACCATGATGGAGACGTTCCCAGCCAAGGGGCCGGTCCGCACGGAAATCATCGGCAAGGAGACCCCAGAGAAGCGGGACGCCGCCTCTCGCGTGGAAGAAGACATGAACTACCAGCTGACTGACGTCATGGTGGAGTATCGGCCTGAGCACGAGCGGATGCTGTGGGGTCTGGGTCTGGCAGGCAACGCATTCAAGAAGGTCTACTACGATCCGTCTCTGGGACGGCAGGTGTCGATGTACATCCCTGCCGAAGACGTCGTGGTTCCCTACGGGGCGTCTAATCTGGAAATGAGCCCGCGCCTTACGCACGTCATGCGGAAGACCCAGAACGAGCTGCGCAGGCTCCAGACCTCCGGGTTCTACCGCGACATTGACTTGCCGGAGCCGGACGACACCTTTGACGAGATCGAGAAGGCCATCGCTGAGAAGATGGGCTTTAGCGCGACGACAGACGACCGGCACAAGCTGCTGGAGATGCACGTCGAGATCAGCATCCCGGACGACAAGTACACCAAGGACGAGGTCAAGGACGGCATTGCTGTCCCCTACGTGGTGACCATCGAGAAGTCGTCGCAGAAGGTGCTGTCCATCCGGCGCAACTGGAACCCGGAAGACGACCTGAAGCAGCGCCGGAACCACTTCGTCCACTACGGATACGTGCCGGGCTTTGGCTTCTATGCCTTCGGCCTGATCCACCTGATCGGAGCTTTCGCCAAGTCCAGCACCTCACTGATCCGCCAACTGGTGGATGCGGGTACGCTGAGCAACCTGCCCGGCGGTTTCAAGACCAAGGGCCTGCGGGTCAAGGGCGACGACACTCCGATTGCACCTGCCGAGTGGCGAGACGTCGATGTGGCCAGCGGGACCATGCGCGACAACATCATGCCGCTCCCCTACAAAGAGCCGTCGCAGGTTCTGTATAGCCTCCTAGGCACAATCGTCGAAGAAGGCCGCCGGTTCGCCTCTGCGGCGGATATGAAGATCAGCGACATGTCGGCGCAGGCTCCCGTGGGCACCACGCTGGCCATCCTTGAGCGCACTCTGAAGGTCATGTCGGCTGTCCAAGCCCGGGTCCACTATTCCATGAAGCAGGAGTTCCGCCTGCTGAAAGGGATCATCCGCGACTACACCCCGGAGGAATACGACTACGAGCCGGTCGAGGGTAGCCGCAAGGCGAAGCAGGCCGACTACGATAAGGTCCACGTCATCCCGGTGTCGGACCCCAATGCCGCCACCATGGCTCAAAAGATCGTCCAGTATCAGGCGGTCCTTCAGCTGGCGCAGGGCGCGCCGCAAATCTACGACATGCCCTACCTTCACCGGCAGATGCTGGAAGCGCTGGGGATCAAGAACGCCCAAAAGCTCGTGATCGTGAAGGACGAGGACGAGATGAAGCCCCGCGACCCGATCAGCGAGAACATGGACTTCATCAACAGCAAGCCGGTCAAAGCGTTCATCTACCAAGACCACGAGGCGCACATTCAGGTCCATATGAACCTGCTTCAGGACCCCAAAGTCCAGATGCTGATGGGCCAGAACCCCAACGCCCAGTCCATGATGGCGGCGTCTCAAGCGCACATTGCTGAACATCTGGCCTTCCAGTATCGCCAGCAGGTGGAAGAACAGGCGGGCGTGCCGCTGCCGCCGCCGGACTCCGATATGACGCCTGAACTGGAGCTTCACATCTCCCGGCTTGCAGCCGCTGCGTCTACCCAGCTGCTCCAGAAGAACCAAGCCGAAGCCCAAATGGCACAGAACCAGCAGGCCGCACAGGACCCCATCGTCCAGATGCAGCAGCAGGAGCTCCAGATCAAGCAGGGCGAGCTCGACGTAAAGAAGCAGAAGATGTCCCTCGACGCAGCGGCCAAGGCCGACCAACTGGATATCGAACGCGAGCGCATCGAAGCCCAGAAAGAGATCGCCGGGCTCAACGCAGGCGTCAAGGCCGAGGGCGAGAAGCGCCGAATGGAGGGCCAGCAGGAGCTCGAAGGGCTCAAGCTCGGCACGCAAATCTCCAAGGACAAGGCCCAGATGCAGCAGACGATGCTTCAAACGCTTCTTGGGGCCACCCAAGGAGGGGAAAAGCCGGAAACCAGCAACAAAAAGCCCCCGAAAGGACGTAGATGAACAACGACCTGATTAGGTACCTCTGCTCCAAGATCGACGAAGACCTTCGGACCATTGAAGGACAGCTTGCACTTGGGCACATCAAGGAGTTTGGCGACTACAAGTTTGTCTGCGGCAGGTATCGCGGACTTTTGAACGCCAAAGACATTCTGATTACCGCTGCAAAACAGGTAGAGAACGAAGATGAGCACTGAAACTGTGGAAGAAGAAGCCCGCGCGGCTACTCAACTGCCTACTCCGGTGGGCTACCGGCTGCTGTGCGCAGTTCCGGAGGTCGAAGATCGCTTTGAAAGTGGTCTTTGGAAGCCCGACATGACTAAGCAGTACGAAGAACTGACCACTCCGGTGCTCTTCGTGCTCAAAGTGGGGCCGGACGCCTACCAAGACGCGGCGAAGTTCCCTTCTGGTCCGTGGTGCAAGGCTGGAGACTTCATTCTGACTCGCCCGCACGCCGGTAGCCGGGTCAAAATCCACGGAAAAGAGTTCCGGATCATCAACGACGACGCTGTGGAGTCGGTTGTCGAGGACCCGCGAGGTATTTCCCGTGCTTAGGGGCTACCTGTCGCTCAAAGAACGTCTTGGGCTTGGAGTTGCGCTGTTTTGGGCTGCCGTAGGCCCGAAAAAGAAGCCTCCGACCCTTGAAATGGCGCGGGCGTGGCACGCCCAGATGTCCCGCAACCCATTTTACGACGCACACACCCCCGGCAAGCCTCGCAAGTCGGACACAACGGGCACCGCCCCGTACAAAGGAGACGAAAATGGCTGAAGAGCTCGAAAATGAAGACCTGATGGCGACTGTGGACGCCATGGACGACCTTGACGACGAGTTTGACGTCGAGATTGTTGATGATACCCCCCAAGAGGACCAAGGGCGCGACCCGCTCCCGCAAGAGCTCGTCCAAGAACTGGATAACGACGAGCTGGACGACTACTCCGACAAGGTCAAGGTCCGCCTCAAGCAGATGAAGAAGGTCTGGCACGACGAGCGCCGGGCCAAGGAACGGGAAGAGCGGGAGAAGAACGAAGCCTTCGCCGCTGCGCAGCGACTACTGGAGGAGAACCGCAGGCTTAAGGCCAGCATTTCCCAAGGCGAGAACTCGCTGCTCAACAGCGTGAAGCAGAACGTGGACTTCGAGCTGACCCAAGCGAGGCGGGAATATCGGGACGCCTACGAGTCCGGCGATGCTGATAAGGTGGTCGAAGCGCAAGAAAAGATGAACCGTGCGACTATCCGCGCGGAGCAGATTTCTAATTATCGTCCTGCACCTGCTTTACAAGACGAAGACGAAGAGCTACAACAGTACCAGCAGCCGCAGGCTCCTCGCCTCGACTCCAAGACTATTGCGTGGCAAGAGCGCAATCAGGGCTGGTGGGGTCGAGACCCGGAGATGACCGCGTCTGCTCTCGGGCTTCACCAAAAGCTCGAACTGGAACGTGGCTCTCAGTTCGTGGGGTCCGACGAATACTATAGCGCCATCGACAAAACGATGCGCAAGCGTTTCCCCGAGTACTTCGGGGAAGACAAGACGACCGACAACGCTGGTCGGCCTGCGCGTCAGGCGAAGCCTGCAACCGTCGTTGCCCCCGCATCCCGAAGCCGGACCTCCAAAAAGGTCCAACTCACCGCTTCTCAGGCGGCTGTCGCCAAGAAGTTTCGGATTACCCCCGAGCAATACGCCCGGGAAGTTCTCAAGCTGGAGCCACGCTAATGGTTGAATCTCGCATCGCTCGCGAAGACCGCACTCGCACTACCCTCGAACGCCCCAAGTCGTGGCAACCTGCCTCTGGTCTCCCTGAGCCAGACCGGGAAGCCGGATACGACTACCGGTGGGTTCGTATCTCTGCCGAGAACGAAGCTGACCCGAAGAACATGTCGGCCAAGCTTCGTGAAGGCTGGGAACCTGTCCGAATTGAAGAGCAGCCCCGGCTGCGCTACCTGACGGACGAGGGAAGTCGGTTCAAGGACAACATCGAAGTCGGCGGGCTGCTGCTCTGCAAGATTCCGACTGAGTTTATGGAGCAACGGCGTGCCTACTACGCTCGCGTGAACGAAGCTCAGATCGAGTCGGTGGACAACAGCTACATGAAGGAACAGGACGCCCGTATGCCCCTTTTCAAGGAACGGCGTTCTACCGTCTCGTTCGGCAAAGGCAGATAACCCTTTTTAGGAGCCAACAATGGCCTATCCCTCTGTTGCGGCTCCGTACGGACTTATCCCGATCAACCTGATCGGTGGCCAAGTCTTCGCGGGGTCCACTCGAAACTTCCCCATCAACTCCGCTTCTGCGACCGCTATTTTCTTTGGCGATATCGTGAAGCTGAACAACGACGGCACTGTCGGCAAAGACACCGGCACCAACGCGGCCACTCCGGTAGGCGTGTTCCTTGGCTGCTCGTACACCGACCCTACCTACGGCAAGGCTTTCCGGCAGTTTTACCCCGGTGCGGTCGTCGCCTCTGACATCGTGGCTTCGGTCGTTGACGACCCGGATACGCTGTTCAAGGTTGCCGTTGTATCGTCCGGCACCACCATCAGCTTCGTCGGGCGTACCGGCGTCGGTGAAAACGCCGTGCTGGTCCAGAACGCGGGTGTCACCGCTACGGGTAATTCCCGTGTTGCGGTCAGCTCGACCACCGCTACCACGTCCACGTGGCCGGTACGTATCGTTGATGTTGTCTCTGAAACCCAGTCGGCTGCGGGCTCCTTCACGGAAGTCGTGGTCAAGTGGAATCAGGGGATGCATCAATACCTCAACCCCACCGGCGTGTAAGGAGACTGAATAATGGCAATTTCACGCGCACAGCTCCTCAAGGAGCTTCTGCCCGGCCTGAACGCCCTGTTCGGTCTGGAGTACAGCCGCTACGG